AATATTATGAAATTTATCCTATACTTGACATTTCAAACTTTGGCTTCGGTAAGGAAAGACCTTTTGCAATTACTATTTGGCTGTTAATCATTACCGACAATACATTGCATTTAATTATAAACTATTTAATAATCACTAATTTAAACTAAAAAATGGAACTCAAAAAAGTGAAAATCGCACAAGTCCTGCCTCTCGAAAGTGGTACAGGAAAAACCGGTAAAGAATGGAAAAAACAAAATGTAGTTGTAGAAACCATTGGCGACCACAGTAAAACCATCTGCGTTACAATCTGGGGAGATATGACAGCCCACATACCGCCAGTTGGAACGTTTGCGGACTTACAGATTGATGTTGAAAGCCGGGAATACAATGGCAAGTGGTACACGAACGTAACTTGTAGCAAAGTGGAAAGGGTTGGTGTTAGTGTTGATACTGGGAATGGAATGACGGAAGAGCCTACTACTGAAAAGGAAGATGATGGATTGCCTTTTTAGTAATTAATTTATAATCAAGTAATTATAAATATAAAAAAGATATGAAAGAACAATTTGTAACTTATGAAATTGCGAAATTACTTAAAGAGTTAGGATTCAACGAACCATGTATGAAATATATTTATACTGGCAATACGGCAGTAAATATAGACACATACCACGAATGTCTACCTCGTTTAGCTTATTATTTTAATAAAGAAGATATGTGTATTTCTATTCCTCTTTGGCAACAAGTAATAGATTGGTTAAGAGAAAAATATGATTATCATATCTGTTCTATTCCTTTATTTAAAAATTCTAATATAGAAAAAAGACAATCACAAATTCATGTATGGAAAAGTTCTGACAAGCCTATAATATTTGACAGAAATAAAACTATTAATGAAGTAATAACAGAAATACTTAATCATTTAATTAAACCAACACTTTAAGTAACGCGTATAACTAATTAAAAATTAATGAGATATGAAAGAAAATTATGTATTATTGAAAGATTTACCTGACGCAAAATCAGGTACAATAATCTCATATGAACACTGCGGTTATTGTTACAGCGTACGAGTAAATGATGAAAACAATATGGCAATGGGTATTTATAAACATGCTCTTACAGATAGAAATGTCGAGAATAACCCTGAATGGTTTATGAAAGAGAGCGAGTGGAAGAAAAAGAATGAAGTCAAAAATGGCACAGCGTATTTCGATTTAGGAATAAGAACCAAAAAATGGACTAAACAGGATTTTGAAAAATACACAAATATGTCTGAGAAAGAACATGATGAATTTACAAAAGAGCTTACAGATTATTTTATAGAAAAATTATTATTAAAACAGATGTATTCTAAACCAACAGAATTAGAGAGTGTTCCCGAAGCAAAGTTGTGGCAAGAAAAATATTATAGGTTGTCAGAGTTATTTGACAGTAAGGTTGGAGAACTTAATGAATTAATGCAAAAGTTTGTAGTTGAAAGTAAAAAACATAATTGGATAAGCCTAAAAGATAAGCTACCTACACTAAATGAAAGAGTTATTGTGTTTGTTGAAAGTCAGAAAAGTATTGTAATATCAGAGTTAAAGAATGATTCTAAGTATGGGATAGTTTGGAATGACGATAATACTGATGGGTTTCATAAAGTAGAAACAGTTTCTTATTGGCAACCATTGTTACAAATACCCGAGTAATGGCAAAATCTGTCCTCAAGCGCTCCTACCTCAAATCCATGATTGACTGCTACATCTGTGATTACACCATAGACACATTCAAAGACGGTCAGAAACTTTTACACAACATTATGAAGTTAAAATATGTGAATGATAGATTTGAAGTGCCGGCATTAGACCAATTCCCTGTATATTACAAACTCACCGAAAAGATAAGCAGTATCGTGTGGCTCAACAAGACTTCCGATTTATGTGAAAGTTGGATAAGAGATTTATGGATTCAACATGTACTTAACTTCATCGAGGTAAACGACAAGCATATTTTCATTATTTGTACCAAATACCCGGACAGATTACTCAATTTTGAATTACCCGACAATATCCTTTACTGCACAATCGTATCAGGCACAGATAGTGAAGATATAGACCGTATGGCTTCGTTGCAGGTTATTTCTAAGGACTTCGGATTAAAGACAGGGATTTTCTATATGTTGCCTAAAAGTGAGCTTATAACACCTGAAACCGATATTCTGTTCATTTATCATACACCGAGAGTTAAGACAGATTATCCATTTAACTGGATACCTGAGCATAAAAATACATTTTACGATTACAAGACCTTTCTGATTTTCAGAAAATTTGGGGTCAGTATGGGAAATAAGATACAAGTGTTTAATTGTTTTTGAGGGGAAAATATGCAAATCTACAAAACAGGCACAGAAGCCACAACAGTAATAGGGAACATTAAGGCAATTATAACAGCAGTAACGATACGTGAAAATCATTGTGCTTATGAGCATTTAGACAGAAATCCCCTTACACTTGGCTCTTTAGAGAGGGAATGAATGTCGTTTTTATTTTAAATATTTTTTAAAACACGTATTCTAAAAATAAAATAGTAATAAAATAGTAATAAAATGTAATTATAATGGAAAATTAATGTATATTTGTAATATGGAAAAAAGAAAAGAAATTCGTATTTTAAATCCCGACCCAAAACTTTTGAAACAACTGAAGCAAATAGCTAAAGACAATAAGCGTACAGTGGGGAAACAAGCAGAATATATACTTGAGTGGTATGTTATAAATGTAAAAAAATAACAATGTTAACCTACAAACGCAAATTGATTTTAACGAAGGAACAGGAACAACGCATAAGTTCTTGGATTGGTGCTTGTAGGGTAGTTTATAATATGGGTTTGGAAATTCGCATAGCCACATATAAAAACTTAGGAAAATCAGTTGGAAAGTATGATTTGATGAAGCAATTAACAGAAATTAAAGATATTGATTGGATAAAAGACGTACCCTCTCAATCGCTTCAAAACTCAATAGAAAGACTTGACACTTCATATAAAAACTTTTTCAGAACTTGTCATAAAGGGGGTGGCTTTCCTAAATTTGCTAATAAAAGAAAATACCATTCAATATTATTTAAAGAAGTTTTAATTATTAATAATACTACTGTAAGGCTTCCCAAAATTGGCAACATAAAAATTTTTAAAGATTCTGCGATTAAAGGAACACCTAAAATAGCAACAATTAAAAAAGAACCAACAGGTTATTTCATTTGTGTAACGTGTGATAATGTTAATAAAGATATTCAAAACCAAGATGAGAGCCAAGTTATAGGTTTGGATATGGGAGTTAAGCATTTTTGCATTGACAGTAATGGAATGTTTTATATAAATCCGAGAATATTTAAAAAATATGAGAGAAAACTGCGAATAGAAAACCGAAGTTTGGCAAGAAAAATTAAAAACAGCAATAGTTGGAAAAAACAATGCAAAAAGTTAGGATTGCTACATCACAAAATTGGCAATGTGCGAAAAGATTATTTGCATAAACTATCAACTGATTTTGCAAAGAAATACAACACTGTTTTTATTGAGGATTTAAAAATAGTAAATATGTTAAAGCGTGTTAAGCCAAAACAGGATGAAAGTGGCGTTTTTCTCCCAAATAAACAAGCACAAAAAAGCGGATTAAACAAAGCTATTTTAGATAGTGGTTGGGGTATGTTTCGTGATATATTGGAATACAAAACAAATGTTGTTAGAGTAAGTCCACAATATACAAGTCAGACTTGTAGTGAGTGCGGGTATAAACATTCGGATAACAGAATAAGTCAAAGTAAATTTGAGTGTAAATGCTGTGGTTATGTTAGTAATGCTGATATTAACGCAGCGATAAATATAATGGGCGAGGGCATCGCCTTAAAACGTCAACGTGAGGCATTAGCCTGTGCGTAGTTTTTAGAACCTCACTCCATTTATGGGTGAGAGTATGTCAGGAGTTGTCGTACTTTCATAATGCCGAGTATTATACGGTGTGGTTGAGTGAAAAGGAGTTTAGGACTGAGTGTAGTAAAACTAAAATTGGATATAAATAAACAGGGAAGCCGAAAACTGAATAGAGTAGGCAATAAATAAAAAAAATAATTTATTATGAGTGAATTTAAACAGTGCAAAAGAAAAGGTTTATCAGAAATGATACCCTTAAAAGATTACACAGGAGAAATGTCAAGTATTTCTGTTTCAGAACAAGACGACTTGATAGATAGGGAAGAATTTAACAAAGGATATGTTGCCCGCAATCCAAAAAATCATGCCGACATGTGGTATG